GGAATAAACCTTCAGCACCTACACCAAGACCTAATGCACCTTTGCTCATAGCAAATCCAGCGGCATCACCACCTGATCCAACATTCTCGTCAATCTGATCTGACCAGTAGATATTGAATCCAGCAATCGAACCAACATAACCGCTCTGGAAGGCTTCTTCACCTTTAGAACCCATCATCGACATTGGTTTAGCATTTGAACCCGTTACTGCATCATCATGAAGCAAAGAGATAATTCCTTTTGATCCCCAGACTTGCTTAGGAGACAATACCAAGCTATAAGGCATTGGAGCCCCAGCGGCTCTTAATTGTCTCATTGATCCAAAGATATGAGAAAGAGCAAGTTCAGTTCCAGCACCACATTCTGTTTGTGAGAATGATTTGCCTAATTCTACAAGATCATCATCAAGTTTAGCGGCTACGGCATTACCTAAAGCTGGGCCAGCATTAGAATCAACATTATCGCCTGATCCCATGAGTACCAAATCAGATACATCTGCTTCGATAACGTGTTCAGAGATCGTTGCAGTTCTTGCGGCTGATGTGATAGCAACAGCAGTTGTAGCGGTTGCCTGAGTAGCGGCAGTTACGTTGCCTGAAGTTAGTTTTGTCCAATCCGAGAACTGAACCGAGTTTGATCCTCTTGCGGCCTGTTTTACAGTCACAAGTGGAAACATCACATTCACATGATTGAATGCGATAACTGCATCACCGATTGTCTTTCCAAGACCACCAGCGGCAGTTGATGTGTTAGTTAAAGCCATTTTATTTTCCTTATAATGGTTTGTTTATTAATTATTTTTCATACGATTTCTTCATCGTTCCAGGGCCAAATCCACTAAAGACACCAATACTTCCAGGCTTCTTTCCCTTCCCAATCCTTTCACCACGTTCTTCATGGATGTCGAGATAATCATCATAACTTATTTTTTTATCCTTATAAGTACAATCAATATTCTCGCCACCATTCGATGTGATATGTTTAAGATCGTTATCAGGATCAAGTGCTTTTTTGAAAATATCAGTCGCCATAAGCTATCTTGATCTTACCACTTGTTTGAGGATCGTTGGCTTTCTTGTATCCTTTCGGATCAACAGCCGCCCATTCTTCAAACGTAGCATAACCGCCTGTAGAGGTTGCTTGTGAATTATCAACTGAAGCTGGTGAAGGCTTCGTATTGAACTTATCTACATGAAGTTCCAGCTTATCCAGGGGAAGTCCATCATAAACAGCACGATCATCTTCAGGCAGTTTCGATAGTAACGCATCTCTGCGTGTTGCCTGATATTCATCCCATGCTTTAGATTTCTTTTCAGAAGTTTCCAACCTTGCGTTCATGTCTGCCATTATCTTATCGTATTCGCCTTTTGATTCCATCTCTTTTAATTGCCTGGCTTCACTCTCGCCTTTGATCTTGTTCTTCAAAGATTCATAATCTGCTTTCATGGTGTTTTTTTCATCGACTAATTCCTTGAAACGTGCATAAGGTACTTGATCGATGGATTGCTTTGGTTCACTTGCAACTGTAGTGGATTCCTGTTTTACGTCTGGAATATCGACTTTTACTTCACTCATTTTTACCTCTTATTTTGAGTATTATGAAAATCATTTAATTCAAAGGGAGTATTTTTTTGATACTTCACTTGCTAATAAATCCCATTCTTTTGCTATTTCTGCACTATTTTCCCAATTTTTCAACTTCAATGAGTCTCGATATTTTTCGTAAGCGGATTCTAATAATTCCTTATCTTTACTTTTTAAAAATGAATCAACCGTCTCCAAGTCTTTTTTGATGCCACTCGGTATTGGTAAATTTCTATCTCTCGCCAGATTAGCTTCAGAAAAGTATTCCTGATAATTTGTTCTTGCATAGGGACTCACTTTTAACGCATCTGTTTTTTTGAACTTTGTAAATGATGGTTCTTTTTGTCTCGTGAGCCATAGAAAATTATTTAGCTTTGCGTGTCCAGCTTCATGGGTTGCAACATCGCCAATATTCCTTGCTAAATTAAATCCAGGCTTAGTAAACTTATCTTTAAACTTTATAAACTCTTCTGGTTTTAAATCCCATATTGGGCCAAATAAAGACAGTCTTTGGTTCTGCATCCTGTTTGGGATACCCATTTCTTTTGTTAGGTTAGTTACCCCAGCACTGTCACCAAAGTCCCCTATTTCTGCAACAACCTCATCCATTTTAACGCCCAAACGAGCCTTATTCCACGACAATAAATATTCATTAAGAGATTCTGTATTATTCTTATTCCTAAATTTTGACAAATCAGTCTTGGTTCTCACGCCAGGGTCTTTTGCCCTTACCATATTGGCCTCAACCCACTTTTCGGAATCGGATATTTTTTTATGTGTTCCAACCAATGACGGGCTTGTAACATCGATTATTTTCTTTTCCTTCACCAAAGGCTTATCAAGATTCTCACCCTTATAATTCTCGGGTAGTAATTGACATCTGCAATTTGTTGTGCATACACTAAAGCCAGATGCTGGTAGTCCAATAGTTTCAAAGTATTCCATTGTTCCTGTTTCGCCATGTCTTTCTTCACAATCAGGGCAAACCTTACCATCACCAACCGATACCCATTGAAACTGACTCACCCCAGCCTTAGTGAACTTCCCATTTGCACTTCCATTTGAAGATGCTTCCACACCATTCTTCACAGTATTCTTGAGCTTATTCCTGAATGATCCGAATAAAGGGCCACCAGTATTCAAGTCATTCAATAAGGTTTGACGTATTGCCGTGTCAGCCATACCAGCGGTTTTCATTGTTGTCACTAATTCCTGAATAGACAAAGCAGATTGTGCCGCTGATGCGGATATATGATTAGCCATTGTGATCTGTAGATCAGGCACGTTTAATCTCTCTCTCTATTTCGAGTTCCATCATCTTCACAATTCTTTTTTCTGCTTTCTTTGTAATTCCAAACCATTCACGAACAGGAAGATTCCCAGCACCAAATTGATGAAATCCACCAACATCAGACATGGTAACATCTTTACCTTTGTATGTCTGCTTTTCTCCAGGATGTACTACAACTTCCTGATTCATCTTGGTTGCTTTGTCAATTACGAGCTTTCTCATCTTTCCTGTATTAACTAATGTTTTACCGCTTGTTTTCTGTGATGGTATCATTGGGCCACTTACACCTTGACCTCTATCTAATCTTTTGAAATGATCTTCCTTGATTATTTGACCAGCAAGATTTAATTCTTTCGTTAAATCAAGATTGATCTTCTTTAGATCGAAATTCTTGGTCATTGTGATTGCTTGTTTAGCCACTTTTTTCTAATATCTTTTCAGCGAATTTCTCGCCCTGTTTAGCACCCATCTCTATCTCATCCATATGTTCATTCAAGAATGATAATCCAAGACTTAACAGATATGATTCTGGGTCTTTCATTAATTCATTTATTTTGATTGATGGCAATATACTCTCTGCATTTTGTATTACTTCATCTTGCAATTCATCTATCTTAGAGATGTGATTAAGAACTAATTGAGCCAAGACGTTTCAATCCTTCAAATATTGGTTGTTCTGGTACTACTGGTGCTTCTGCTTCTTGTTCTTCTTTTAATTCACCGAGCATTTCATCTAATTGTTCATCAGGAATATCTCGATTGAAGTACCTGATTAATTCTTTTTTACTCATTAGGTTGTTATCTAATTGGAATTGCAATCTATCCTTTTCTTCAGCCCAGGTAGTAGGAAATCCAGCTTCTGCGAAATCAACTGAATAAGATTCGGATAATGTTTTATTCTGATGTACTTGTAATATGGTGCGATCTATTTCATATCTTGAATGTTCCCATTCCTTGAATAGCGGTATGTCTGATTCTCTTGACTCCAAATTTTCCATGCTGAGAATTTTCAACGCTTCACCGCTCGGTGGCGTTCCGCCTTCACCCCATCTGATAGCAAGTGAATGATTCTGGCCCACCTGATTGATCATCATCTTTACGCTTTCGATCATGTCACGAATAGAACCCGTTGGCGATACATATTGAAGTGCGGCCCCTTCTGGAAGAGAAATCAGTCGCTCAATTCCAGCCTTCAGATTAGGAATCTCAGTATCTATCCCTGTGATAACTGGCTGACCTAATGCGAACCTTGTAGCTAATGCGATTTCAGTCATGGCTATACTCACTTGTAATCCAGCCCTTGCCACATCCATACTATCCGATGAGAATTCAACCTTGCTCAAAGGTATGATCGAATAAGGATTAATTAGGTCTGTATTGTCGCCTATCGGATTAACACGACCAACAGTATCAAAGGCGAAATGCAATCCAGGTTCACCATTTCTTGACTCACTCCAGAATACAAACTTCCGATCACCTTTTAAATCCTTACCTACCTCATAGCTTATACCATACGGTGTTGATTCACCATACAGATAATATTCTTTAGCATTGGTTACTATATCGTATTCAATCCGTTCATGCCGATCCGAATACTTACTACGGAAGTGGCACTTACCTATGAGCCATGCTATCTCTGCGAACTCTCTTGATTTACTATCGAGATGGTAAGCAATATCATTGTATTCATCTGCTGGTTCACCATTGATAAATCTCTCAGGTGGTGATTTAAATAACATCATCCTTGCCTTTGCAAATCTTGGTACAATACGCATACCGAATGGTGGCACTTGTTCTAATGATGATCCTGGAAACCATTGAGCCAGATGTGTATCTAATTTCTTATTGTAATAAAAATCAAGAGCAGTATCTTTCTCAGCAATCTCATCCTTTTTTAAATCGTTCTCGGCTCGTTGTACTGACTGCATGACTACATCCCTACCGAGTGAAGGAAGCATCACTTTATCGTGATAATTATATTCCATGATTTACCATTGTGAACTTGTTACCGATCTCTTAACCAAAGAATGTCTCAAGACAATATAATAACTACAAGCATCGAAGGCATGGCTGAGAGTTATATCTTTTAATTTTTCAATTTTTCCGTCCCTTGATCTTTGCACTTGTTCTAAATCTTTAATCAGGTATGTACATTTAGGATCAACCGTCATCCGTATCTTACCATTGGCATCAACAAGCATCCGATTCAATGCGTTGATTCTATCAATGATTGGTGGATTAACTTTCTTTGCAATCACGTTAAAACCATGATCAATCAATATCTGATGATCTGATTTATTTGAAGTAGTTGATCGTGCTGATCCCGTTGCATCTGGATATACATTTATTCCTGGTGCTATCTTCTTCATAGCTATGGCCAACTGTTCAGTATTAGAATTGGATTGTCTTATCTCATCGAAGTAATGTATAGAACCATCTGAATATGAACACCCAAGCACAGAAGTCATGTGCATTACATTAAAATCCATTCCCCAGAATAGATTGGCAGTTAATTCTTCAGCCTGTTTCACATGAATCTTACGATCAAAGTTGTATGCGGCACGGCTTCCTGAACTCACGAAATCAGCAAGGAATTCAGTCTTGTAGGTATGTTCATCCATTGTTGCCTTTGCTCTTTCGATCTCTTCCTTTGGTACAAAGCCACCTTCTTCTGTAGTGAACTGCCACGACTTCCAATCAGGATCACTCTGGCCCCGTAAGTAATAATCATATAGATGATCAAATGAATTAGGTGTACCAATGAATAATGCTTCACCTTGTGTTGTTGTCAGCATCGGATATATAATTTCTTCATAGACATGAGGTTTGATGTAGGCAAATTCTTCCATGCAAACCATATCAATTCCGCTTCCTCTCAAGTTATTCTCTTGTTCAGAACCTTTAAGAGCAATCTCGGAATCATTCGGTAACTTGATAGATAGTTCTGTTTCGTTAATCACAGCACCCTCGTATTGTCGCATCAACGATCTTAGTATCGGCCATGTCGTTGTTTTCAGTTGCCTGTAAGTTGGCCCTACTATCCATCTACGTTCCCCAGGTTGTATTTCTTTTGTTAATAGCCACATCAGGCTGAGATAAGATTTTCCCCATCTTCTTCCAGCTACCACCACTTTGAATCGATGTGGATCGAGAATGATACTCTTGCGTAAGTCGTTGGCTTTCCAATTATTAGTCAAAACTCATGATCTTGATTGGTTCAGTCTTGTTGATTACTTCTTTGAATTCTTTAGCCTTACCTTCTGATCTATCAGATAGATATGATACAGCACCGAGGCTTCCGTTCATCGCCAGGCTATATACTTTGCGTATCATCCGTTCTTTGTTTGTCTTGCCATCAACATCTTCTTCTTCAAATACTTTATTGATTATATCAGCCAATGCACCTCGCCTTCCATTAGGATTAGCGTTGTTTCCAGGCTTGAATTGCACACCAGCAGAATTACCTTTGGCAAATTGCCCATTAGCCCGTCGATTTTCCGTCGTTTTACTCATCGACTAAAGCACAATAGATTTGTTTATTTTATCCATAAGATTTTTAATAGGCTCTCGAGAACCATACCCGTCATTCCTGTCTTTCGCCCACCATACGATTATTCATTGGCGAGTAGGGGAACGGATCACCCCTCTACTTATATAGGGGCAATCACAACCTAATTATACGTTATTTTGGATGATTTCACAGGCTTTATGGAAGATTTTGGATGCGTTTTGTTGCGTGTAACCGTTTAATTTTCCTATAGTTGTGAATGAATATCCCTGTACAATATGAAAAAATAATATTTGTTTCTGTTCGGTTGTGAAATTCTGCCATTTTTGTTCAATCGTTTTACAATATCTCATTTCATCCCTATCAAAATCATCCCTGGCAAATAGATATTCTACTGCTATTTTTGTTACATTTAATCTGTTTACTGCTTTCTTGGCTAAATCTGCCGCTTCTTCAAATTCATAGCCGTTATTGTCTGGTATTTCCATAGTATGTGTTCATCGTAATATGTTATAGATTGTTTCGATCATTCGATGTTTTGCGATTTTACCTGATTCACCTTCTTTCAGTATCCTTTCAGTCATGGCGATTTGTATCCGCATTTTGTTTGTTTCTTCTTTTAAGAATATTATTTCACCTT